ACGGAAATAAAGATGCGAAACTGCCACTAAAAGAAGCTATATAGTTACCGTTGTTATTCTCTATATATTGACCATACGCTCCAGAACCAGGTCCATTTAAAACATTACTCATTTTATCCTTATCTTATAGCCTTAGACCCCAATTGCCCCGACCCCATATCCAGCTGCTGAATTAATTGCTGCGTCGAAAGCTGCATAAGATCCTACAGGTGCATATATGATCGCAAAGATCTCTACGTTGCCGAATTGTCCAGGTACATATGAAGCGCCCACATAGCGGTTCGTTCCAATAGCTGCTCCAGAATTTATACCTGTAGTGGATAGACTGCCGACACGCAGTGAATCGCTTGTTGAGTTGGTATAAACCGCCGCAAAGCGCTGATTAGTGAATGCAGCAAATGCTATGGCATTGCCCGTAGTGCCATTGTATTGCGTGACAAATCCAGCGGAGCCTTCATAAATTGTGTCCGCGAATAAATCACCGCTAACCATAACGTTTGACGCTGGAAGAGATGATACGCGCCTACCCACAATTAGGACTTGATGTGGGAAACTTAATAGTGATCCAACGCTGTTAGCCATGTAATCATTAACACCGTCGAATAACAAACCAGGCTTTCCATTTAAACCAACCGTAATAACAGGTTGGGCTGATGCTGTAGCTTGGGCGTTGTGTTTAGCATTACCACTTTGATCGGCTAATCCGGCACAAGTGGCTTTCCAAACGTTATTACTTAAAGCAGATCCAGCAGCTATATTTAATGTTAATCCGGTACCTTTTCCGGTTAATGGAACTGTTGCGGCGGATGTAAATGGAGTTGAAGTTGCGCCGTTATCAAAAGAATAAGTACCGCTCCAAGCTCCTAATGCACCTATGACAGTGCAAGACACAGTAATTGGAACTGGAGTCGTTGAGAGCGTTCCTGTTAATGTAATTACAGGCGGAGTTGTTCCAGAAGCTAATAGCGTACCACCATAAGTAAGTCCCAAATCAGATTGAATGACTTGATAAGCTCCAGGAAAAAGGCTTGCATAATTAATTCCGCCGGCATTCATAATACCATTGTCTTCAATATAACTACCATATCTGCCAGACGGTAATTGATCATTGCCAATAATATAACCGGACATAGATTATAATCCGCCTTTGAGCTGGACCGTAACTGATAAGATAATTGTTCCAGTTGCTACAGTGTAAACAACTCTTAACCAGCGATAACCTACATTGGAGTAATTCCAGAGTAAGGGACTACCAACAGAGCTTGCTTGAGAGCTACCCCCAATGGTTACCCAATTTACAACTGTTGAATCAGCAGTAGTTGGACGGCGTTCCACATCAGTGCTTCCCTGCAAAGTGAACGTTCCTGTACCGGCTCCAGTCCAAAAAGCAGTAATCGCAAACTGATTAACCGATCCTATGAACATTGGATCGCTTAACGTTGTAATCGAAGCACTGTAGGCAGTTAATTTTACATGTGTTGTACTTTCGGTTGGAACGAAAGAGATAGATGAATTCATACGATACCTTTGTTTTATCTGTTATATTTATACATAGTTATTGATTGGTTTTTGTTTCAACCATTGAAACCTGCGTTGCAGGCGATGGCAGATTTAATTTAGCCCGATCTCCCTGAGGTTTTGGCGAGTTGTCCTGTTGAAATGTGCTCTGTAATGCACTCACGCTCTTTTTGCTAAGAGTCGTGTCAATATCAACGCCGGTTAACATCGCAATTCTTGACCGTGCCGCATGACTCACCTTTTTATCCAAGCCTTGATTTAATATCATTTGGCTTATTTCCTGGTGAAGCTTCGGATAGACGGTTTTTAGAGCAGTAACGTTATCCCGCGTCAAAGTCCCATCCTTCAATTTATCTAGAACAATAAATGGATTATTTACCGTTTCCAATTTTCGCTTGAACGAAAACAATTGAGCGTCGGTAGGATTCCAATTTACGCCTTTTGGACCCTGAAACATCTGAGGCGGATTAGGATTTTTTGGAGCCTGATCATACAAATACTGAATTGCATTAAATTGCTTCTGATTAAATGCGGCTCCAATTTCCGGCGCCCCACCATGAGTAATTACATCGGATGACTTTCCAATCGTATCGGGCAAAACAGCCGGATTAGTCTTGGCATTGCTCAAGTCGTCCAAAAACGATTTATAAGCTTCCTTTTCATCTTTTCCGCCATAAGCCTTAGAGAAACTAGAAAACACGTCACCACCCAATGTCGAGCCAGTGAAGCCTTTTTTAGAAATCGCGTCCAATATTTCCGGAATAGATTCTAATCTTTGACTGGTATATTGAGCGGCTTTAATTGCTAACTTCAAGCCGTGTTCAATTGATT